AGCAGTACCCTCATAGCTCGCTTCCACGAAAGCGGTAGCGAAGTCTATGGCAATCTTACCATTGACGGATATTTAAGTCTTGCGAATAATATAGGGCTTAACTTAAGAGATAAAGAGGGACATAATCAACGTGCGCTATTTATCTCTAATTCTAATGTCGTTTATCTCGGTTGCAACGACCGACCACTTTACACGCTTTTTATGGGTAGTGAGTTGCATTTTAACGTGTATAACAATGGTTGGCAGGACGCACTTGTTATCACTCCTGACAGGAATGCAACTTTCTCAGGAAATGTGCTGGCACAGGGTGGCGTAACAGCTTACACAACGTCAGATAGGCGTTTGAAAGCGAATATCAAGCAGGTTGATAGTATGCGGATAATCCGCAGTCTGGGCGGTACCTGGCAGTTCGATTACAAAGATAGCGGTGAGCACGGCATAGGATTCATTGCGCAGAGCGTGAAAGATAGTGCATTGAAGAGCATTGTTTACACGAACGCTGACGGCTACATGAAGCTGAACTACCTCGACACGCGACTTATTGCACTCGCATTAGGTGCAGCCGTGCAGGTGGATGATAAAGTTGAGCGTTTAGAAAAAAGGATAAGAAAACTTGAAAACGAAGTCGAACTTTTAAAACAGAATTAGCATGAAGAGATTAATTAAATGGTTAGCCGACAAGTTCGGCGTGACAATGGTAAGAACGGAAATTAGGACCGTGGTCAAGGAAAAGGAAGTCTTAAAACACTTTATCCCCAAGGCAGGAACGATTGAAGGCGATTTAATTGTTGAGGGCGACCTACTCGTTAAGGGTTCTCTTAATGCGACAGGTGGTGTTACCTGTTATAAAGAGAAAGGAGGGGTAGTATGAGTATTGTAAACGGCATCATCCAAGCACCTGTCACTATTGCAGATGTGAAGACTGCACTCGGCGAAACAAGCAACGACCTTGCAACGTTATCCAGGAGTGATAAAATAAATATGTGGGCTAAATACAAACCTGTAGAATTAAATAAGCCTTTCACCTCAGATGAGTTTGATTTTGACAACAGGAAATGGCGTGACAATGCAACGTGGTATAGAGGAGCAGACTTTGAGGGTGTAGGGATATGTGGTATAAAAATATCACACAGCAGCTCTTTACAAAGCTTGACAGAATTATACGACAAAGGACAAAGTAACTGGTCGCGTGTAAAAGTCGGCTCTACCTTTACGTGTCCTTATCGGCTGTCTGATTTCATAGGCTACAAGCATGCTGCGACTGCGCCTTTCAAAAGGCCTTTTGTCACAAGTAAGACAAATGAAAATGGCAGCGTATTCGCTACGATGATGATAAAAAATCTTGATACGGAAAACGAACTGACGCTGCAGGAATTCGGTAAATTGTCAGAGGCTTATCTTGGGCTTGCACTGAAAAATGCAGCAGGGCAGATTGTCTATTTCAAAACTTCAGACAAAGCGTTGAAAGACGGGGGAACAAGCGTGGAAATGCAGGGCGTGGTTTTCGCAACGGGTAACTATAAAGCCTATGTCTTCCTCTGCTCCTCTACGCTTGCATTCAACACACCTCCCGTGCAGGCAACATTCTACACGATACATGACTTCAGACCGTCAGTTGTAGAAATTGTTTCTGAAGCACAGCACATAAATGACTACTTCACTATCAAAGCGCGTGAGGATATTAGAGGGCATATTATAGTAGATGTAGAAATAAAAGATAACTATGTGCGGAGATCTAACAATGAGAATTTCTATATCATTTTAAGATTTGCATCAAGCGAAACAGGCTCTCCTATCAAAATGGGAGAACAGGCATTTACCTTTACAGATGTCGAGGCTGGTACGAAGTATACTCACATGTTTGATAAACGTGCTTCTGAAGAACGATACAAAATAGAATATACTTTTATGAGTGTAACGGAAGAAACCTACATTAAAGAATTAAACCTATTCACAAATCAATAATATTAAATAACTATGGATGTAAAAGTAAAAGCAATTGCCGGCTTCAAGGCAAGTGTTGAAGCAGTAGGCGCAAGTACAACTATTAAGGCGATAGTTTCTGTTGAAAGCGATAAGTATGCGAATATCGAAAATGGCAGCGTTAGCAGTAACGAGGATCTAAATAAACAGCTCGCAACTTTCGCACATTTCGGAGGTATCAACATCAGTTATCTTACAACAGACGAAGATGAGATTATTGCAGCTATTACAGATGTTACAAAATTTGTAAAGTATTGCAAGGCAAATGCAGCGAAGCTCGGTACAGTCAGTACAGAAGAAGCTAAAGAAAAGTAAATAACAAAGTAATTTAGTAAAAATGAAAATAAAAACGATTAAAGCAGTTGAAGCCTACAGAACGCTGAAGATGTTGAAAGTAGGCAGCATGAGTGATGAAGCCATGCTCGCAGTGTGGAAGAACCTCAAAGCTTTGCGCCCTGTCTCGGAGGCTTACGACAAAGATATCGAGGAAGTGCGCGCAACTCTTCAAGATGAAGATTTTGAGAAGATGCAGCAGCGTGTAAAAGATGCACAGGAAGTTGAGCGACGGGCAAAGGAAGAGGTGCGCGATATGACTGATGCTGAAAAACGCGAACTCGCAGAAATCAACGCGTGGTTTGCAGCGTGGAACAAAAAAGGCGAGGAGTATCTCAAAGAACTTGCCGAAAAGGAAGTGAAAGTTGATATTGTCGAAATCGATGTGGAAGAGTTGCTTAAGGCTTTCAAAATGTCAGATCATACTTTTGAAGAGGTTGAAAAGCTGGCGTGGATGACAAAGTAGAGTGTCAACTTGACTTTATTATATCCCTGTGTTGATTTCATGTGAAATTGGCACAGGGATATATCGTATTTTTACCCAGCCTTTTTCGCGCGTATCTTTGAATTGTTTTATAAATTATTACTGTTATGATGTTTGAAAAAATAAAAGAATTTATCATAAGTGTTACGCTTGCATTGCTTGCATTTATGAAGCCTATTGAGCCTGAACTTAAAACACTTTCGCTCATTTTCGTCCTTAACTTCGTGTTCGGATATCTTTCAGGTATGATTGCGAATCATGAAGATTTCGATATTAAAAAAGCGGGCCGTTGTGGGCTTGAAGCTGCCGTTTTCTTTGTGCTTTGCCTATCCATTTTTGAGATAGGTAAGTTAAAGGAGCAGTGTGTGCAGGCACAACAATGCGTTAGCATGATAACCTACCTTGCGATGTACTTTTATGGGCTAAATATCTTGAAGAATCTTAAGAAAATTTTCAAGCCTGAAACGGCAGCATGGTATATCGTTGCTTTTATTTACTATATTTTACGAATAAAATGGGTTGAGAAAATTCCTTTTTTATCTGAGTTTCTAAACATTCAATCGAAATAATTATGACTTATCAACAAAAAGTGTTTTGTAAAGCTGTATATGCTGCTGCTTGTGCACTTTACTTAAAAGATAAAGATAATTGTGTATCTCCTTTATTTACAACCGCGCAAGCGATGTTAGAGTGTGGTTGGGGCAAGGCTGCTATCGGTAACAACCTTTTCGGCATGACGGTAGGGAGTTCATGGACTGGCAAACGGCAATTGGTCACTACTCGCGAGGTATTCTCTACTCCTAATAAACATTTTAATGCACCTGAATGCATTATTTCTGTTACTCCGTTGAAAGGTGGGCGTTACGTGTATAAATGTAAGCGCCTATTTCGTGATTATGCGACACTTGAAGAGGGATTGAAGGATCATAATGCGCTTTTCAAAAAACAAATTTATGCGGATGCGTGGCCTTATCGGTTATATCCGAAAGAATTTGCGAAACGTATCTCTGATAAGAAAGGGGGAATGTATGCTACTGACCCTCTTTATTCACGCACATTATGTAGAATGATAGATATTGTTGCTTCAATTGTTTAGGAGGTTAATATGAAAATTTTGAATTATCTTAAAGAAAGATATTATTCTTTTTTTGTAGGTGTACTGATTCTTATTGCGACTGCAATTATTGTCTATCCGGCTTGGATAAGAAAGCAATATGAGGTTAAAGAATTGCAGGCCCAGTTGGCCCATGCTCGTACTTATAAGTCTGTTGTTAGCGAGGTGTTACACGACAGCAGTACCGCCGTCACACAACCTGCTTCAAACATCGATAAGCATGCGTACAAGCGCGAGTTCGCAAATAGAAAGCTACTGAAAGAATTAGACGTGAAGCCTCGTGATGTCGCTGCTCAGTCTGATATTGCTACTCATGCAAGCGACTCTGTGAAGCTTGATCCGCGTGATAGTGTGTTTTCTTATCACGATAAGTGGGTACAATTCAAGTTCTCGCTACGGGATAGCTTGCTCTCCTACCATGTGCGTGACTCTCTTTCTACTTTTGTGATACGCGAATACAAGCATAAATTTCTGTTTTGGAAGTGGGGGACTAAGGGGTATAAGATTAAGATTGTGAACTACAACCCTCACTCTAAAATAACTTATAGTAATTATCTTAATATAGATTGATATGGCTGGCTACAATGAGGTTTATACAACTACCGTCAAGTTAAATTCCGAGGAGGCGAAGAATCGTCTCCTTGAATTGCAGAAAGTAGTTGATACGCTTAAACAGAAGCGTAATGAGGCTTTTAAGGCGAATGATATGCAACTTTTTGCTGCACTCGGAAAAGATTTATCGAAAGCGGAACATGAATTGAAGCTTTTCAAAAATCAGACGATGAGCGTCGTTGAAACTTTGAAGCACATCGATAGCAGCAGCGTCGAGCAACTTGAAAAGGCTGTCCGTTCGCTTAAGAGGCAGCAGAAGAAGACGAATGACGAAAATCTTTATGCTGAAATTGCTGTACAGATTCAACGATGCAAGGAGCGTATTGATGAATTCAAACAGGCTGAACGTGGGGCTACAGAAGAGGCTAAAGCGCTTTCAGCTGGTATGCTCAATTTGCGTAATGTTATGTCAAATATCGGTCACGCTTCTTTGAATAAATTGCGTGAGGCTGAAAGTTATTTGAAGCAACAAGTTAGCAATCAGGACCCATCTTCAACTTCTTATGCTACTTCTGTTAGTCAGCTGAAAGAGGTTCAAGCACAAATCCTGAAAATTGAATCCGAGCAGAAACGCGTTAACCAGCTTATTGATCAATACGATGATGAGATTAAGCAGGCACATAAGGACATGAGTACTGTTCAGCGAGAAACGAAGCTTGTTAATGATACCTTGCGAACACTTGACCATGCCTCCGTAGATAAGCTGCAATATTCTATTAAGATCATCAATGAGAACTTGCGGCACATGGATCGTGGTACTGAAGAGTTTAAGCAGATGTCGGAGCAGGCGAAACGCTTACGTACTGAACTCGCTAAGGTGAACTTTGAGGGTAGGGCGCAACAATCTTGGATTAATCGCACGGCTGATTGGTTCAACAAAATGCAGGGGATGGCGATAGCTGCTGTTGCTTCTTTGTCGGGAGTTGCTCTAACTGTGCGTCAATGTGTCAGTGAATTTGCGAAGATGGACGAAGAACTTGTTAACGTTCAGAAATATACGGGGCAGACGAAACAGGAGGTTGAGGAGATGAACGAGACCTTCAAGAATATGAATACTCGTACTCCTCGCGAGAAGCTCAATGAACTTGCACAAGATGCTGGGCGACTGGGTATTCACACGAAACAGGCTGTTGAGGAATTTGTCGACGGAGCAGATAAAATAAACGTCGCGTTAGGGGATGATCTGGGCGACGATGCTGTGAAGAATATTGGTAAGCTCGCGCAAATGTTTGGCGAAGATAAGACTAAGGGCTTGCGTGGAGCGATGTTAGCAACCGGTTCTGTTGTCAATGAACTTGCTCAAAATTCGTCTGCTGCAGGTAGCTATCTCGTTGACTTTACAGCACGCCTTGCCGGTGTAGGTAAACAAGCGAAATTATCGCAGCAGCAGATTATGAGTTATGCTTCCGTGCTGGATCAGAATATGCAGCAGGACGAAACGGCTGCTACGGCAATGAGTGGGTTGATTAGTAAGATGTTTCAGAACCCGGCGAAATTTGCGAAGCTTGCTGGGCAGAATGTTAAGGAGTTTTCTAAACTTCTGAAGACTGATGCGAATGAGGCGTTGTTACGCTTCTTCGCTGCAATGAAAGCAAAAGGTGGATTCGCGCAGTTGGCTCCGATGTTTGAAAAGATGAACCTTGACGGCTCGCGCTCTGTAGGTGTGCTTTCAGTCATGGCTGACAAACTCGATGACGTCAAAAAGGCGCAGGTGCTTGCTAATCAGGCTTACGCGAGTGGTACAAGTGTGCTCAACGAGTTCAACACGCAGATGTCCTCCGAACAGGCGAAACTGGATATTGCTTCTAAGAAATTCAAGGAAATGCGTATTGAATTAGGTAAAGAACTGATGCCAGTTGCACGGTATGCAATTACAACAGGAAGTGTCCTTGTTAAGGTGTTATTTACACTCATTAATTTTGGTAAGGAGCATATTAAGGGCATTATTGCATTAACTACAGTAGTCGCTGTCCTTACTGCTACGTATAAAGCAGGAACAATAGCTGTATATGCGTGGTATGTGAAAGAACATGCACTCCTTGCTTTGCAAAAAGTAAGCGTGATTTGGACGAAAGCGAGAATTGCTGCAATCAATACGCTTAAAATTGCATTTTTCCTATTGACGGGACAGATATCAAAGGCTAAGGCTGCATTAGAAGTAATGAGAGCAGCTTCACTGACTAATCCTTACACAGCAATATTAACGGTTGTAATAGCGCTTGGATATGCAATTTACAAGCTTGTAGGCTATTTCAAAAGTCAAAATGAACAGATGCAGAAAAATACTGCAGCTGTAAAAGAAATGCTTGCTACGCAAAAAGCTATGAATGAGGTTACACAAGAAGCGAATAAAACAACTTCTGAAGAAATTACGCGTATGAAATTATTGCGTAAGACTCTGACGGATAACAAAGAGAAGTTGAAAGACCGTAAAAAAGCTTTGGAAGAGATACAAAGTATTGTTCCTGAATATCACGGAGCATTGACAAAAGAAGGCTTGCTGATACATAGCAATTCAAAGGTACTTGATGATTATTGTGATAACCTTATCAAAGCTGCTAAGGCACAGGCTGCTTTCAATAAACTTACAGAAATTCAAGCGAAAAGCCTTGATCATGAAGATATATTGAATCATAGAAAGGGTAATCAGGCCTTTATTGGAAAGAAAATGAAACAAATAGGACTTTCCGCTGATTATGGGCTCAGATATGTAGATGGGGATAAATACGTCATGGAAAAATTAGATAAGAATGGCGGAGAGGTCGGTGAATTGAAAACAATTTCGAGGGAGCAATATCTTCAATATGTACACTATCAAAAGATACATTTTAATAATGTAAGGAGAATAAAAGAAGAACAACAAATATTGGATATAAACAAAAAAATATCTGATAAGCTTAGCGAGATTGCGAAACAAACAAACGAAGAAAAGAAAACTACAGGTGGGACCTTTGACCCTTCAGGTGGAGGTGAAGATGAAAAGGCAAAGAAAAAGCGTGAGGCTGAAGAACGTAGGCGAAAGGCTGAACAGAAACGCGCTATGCTTGCAGAATTAAAGGCTGCTAAGGCACATACTGATGAATTGCAGGCGCAGAATATTGCTGCTGTTGCTGCAGGGCTAAAGACGGATAGGCAATTTGTTAACGACCAGCATCGTATTGCTATTGCAGGCATTGATGACCAAATAGCTATTTATAAGAAATATAATGAAGAGTATCGTCAGCTGAGTGATGACCGCATGCGAGAGGAAGAAGAAATGTCGCGTACACATAACAAGTTCTTGCTGAAAGATATTGTTAAGCGTAATCAATTAGAGGTTGCGCAGGCACATGCTGATTTCTTGAATGTGAACTCAGAAATATATATGAATGAAGAGGCACTAAATGAGCGTCTCTATGAAATTGATATGTCGGCCATGGCGGACCGCATCGCTGCTTTGCGTGAGGGCTCGGAAGAGTGGCTTGATGCAAAGGACGAAATGGAGCGTGCTGAACTTGAACATAGCATTCAACAACAGCGCCATTTCGCGGAATTGTTGTCACGATACCGCGAACAATGGGGGCGCAAAGATGTCAAGCAACAGCAACAAATTGAACTCATGGGCTTACAAACGCTTTATGAGAAGAAGCTTATTAAAGAAAAAGAATATCAGGAAATGCGTAAATTGATTATCGCAAAGTACGAAGAAGAGGCTTCTGAAGTGAACTTGAAGAACTCAAAAGGAATAACTCAACGTGACTACGTCGATACAACTTATCGCACGGTGAGAAATAATGCTGAAGCTGACTATGAAAATCAGCATGGTGAAGGTAGTTCTGTGATTGACTTCATGACAAAGGACCTTGATATCTTTGCTACATCGTGGGCTACTATAAAAAAGATGGAGCAAGATGGTGTCATTTCGCATCAGGAAGCTATGCAAATGATGCTGAAGGCTACCGGTGACCTTGGTGAGGGCATGGTGCATAAGATGCAGGCTGCAATGGATGCTATTCAACCGATTATGAACGCAATGTCATCGTACTGGGCTGCGCAATCTGACTATGAACAGCGGGTTACAGAGAAGAAGTACGATAAGCTTATCAATGCTGCAGGCAAGAATTCGGCTAAGCAAAAGAAACTCGAAGAGAAGAAGCAAAAAGATATTGCGAAAATAAAAACGAAGTATAATAAAAAGCAAATGAAAATGGAGATTGCACAAGCGACAGCAACAATGTTGATTGGTGCAATGAGTGCTTATACTTCTGCTCTGAAAGGTGCTCCTTATCCTGCAAATCAGATCCTGGCGCCTCTTGCTGCAGGAATAGCCACTGCAGCTGGATTGCTAAATATCGCTGCAATTAAAAAACAACACGCTGCTGAAGAAGCGGGTTATTACGAGGGTGGTTTTACTGGAGGTAGCAATTACCGACGTCGTGCTGGTGTGGTTCATGAGGGCGAATTTGTAGTGAATCATTCGGGGGTTAACAATACGGCTTTGGGTCCTGTTCTGCAGATGATAGATGTTGCACAACGTAATAACACGATAGGGCAACTCTCTTCTGCTGATGTTTCGCGTCAATTAGGGCAGGGAGGGACTGCCGTTGTTGCGCCTGTCGTGAATGTTGCAAATGACAATGCGGAGTTGAAATCAACGCTGCAGGAGGTTGTTCAGGTCGTTGCTTTGTTGCATGAGTCGGTAAAAAATGGCATCCCTGCTTTCTACACTATCGACGGAGAGAATGGGGTTGCAAGGGGGCTTGAAAAATTGAAGAAACTTAAAAATAACGTATAATGATTATCTGTTATATTGACAATAAAAAGGTATTCCCGGACACAACGGATAAAATAAAAGTCACCTTTGAAAATCAGTTTATCAAGGATAGTGGCTCTTACACGTATGAGATTTCGTTCCCGATGTCTATCCAAGCTAATAAGGAATTTTTCAACAACATCAATCGCTTCGATGTGAAGAAACAGATGCAAAGCTTTGAGAATTGTGCGTTGCTGGTTGACAATCGTCTGATTATTTCGGGAAAAGGACATATTACAAGTATCACGGCTACTGCTGTTAAGTTGCAGATTGCAGGAGGTAAGTCTCGCATTAAGTATAATTCCACGTTTGAAAAGCATTTTATTGATGAAATATCTTTCCCTGCTGTGAAGATTACAAAGGGTATTAATCATCAACTATATTCAAAAATTGGTGTGGATGAAATAATCACTGACGATACGACTCAATTTCAATTCATTGCTGTTGATCTGACTGATTATTATTTCGTTGGACAGCCTGGGGTTGCTGCTTTCAACCTTATTCACGATGAAACAAATAACTACATGTCAAATCAAATCTTAGGGATTAGATTTGACAAAGTAAATATTTTAGGGCATCGTATGTCGAATTTAGAGCAAATGCCTTACATGACAAATCTTGCCGTGCAGCCTAACTTTATGTATGTATTGCAATACGTGCTGGAGCGCGAGGGTTATAAGCTTACACGTAACGATTTCGATTGTGACCCTTGGAATCGCTTACTTATCGCAAGCGCGCATCGTGGTTGTAAAATAGAGGGGGCGCTGCCTCACTGGTCTGTATATAAATTTATTGATGAAGTGAGAAAGCTCTTTAATGCCTCTTTCATTTTTGATGAAGTTACTAAGACTGTGCAGATTCTTGCAATGAATGAACTAACCTCCAATCACACTGTAAGCTATGAGTGTGACGATGATTATTCAAGCGAATTTGACGAAGATGGCTTTGAAAATGTTGCTACGTCTAACCTTGAATATTCTTTTGATGATTCTATCAACAGAGATTGGAGAGAGGTGTTACCTTTAGATGTTTTGCGTAGATATCCGATTAAAGAATTTGCTTCTGTCCAGACACGTAATGAAGCGCTTGAAAAGTTGTCTAAAAAGGAGAAGAATACGATAATTTTTAAGGTTGGTAATGACTATTTCATATTTGCGAAATTTGGTGAGGATAGTGCTGAACAACTAACTTCGTGTGGCGTGTTTGCACCTCTCGTTAGAGATATTAAGAGTAATAGTAGTGTTCAATTGAATATTGTGCCGGCTGCTATGTATCAGCGCAAAAGGTGGATAGATGGTGAGGGGATGAAATTCCTCAAATTTTTAGACCCGATGCCTAATGTGCCCGTTGTTGTGCCTTCTATTTCTAACAATAAAGAAGTTAGTATTGATAACATGACTAAGGATGATGACGATGATTCGTATTACTATTCTGTACAAGACGCTATTGAAAATGGCACGAGTGATGAGAAAACAGAAGAGGCTGATGATAAAATGGTCGTGATGTTTCAAAAAAAAGTTGTTAGAAATCTCGAGGGGAGTGGTTATATAGAGTACACTGATAGGAAGTTTAGAGAGAAGAAAGGAGATAGAATTCCTGTTACTGATGTCGGTGATGACCTGTTTCAACTGGGTGCAAGAGTGCGCAAAAGTCCGCTGTCACTATCTGCTTTACCGCATAAAGCTATCAATGTCGATAGCAAAAATAAGCTGTGTATTAAATTTTATACAGATGAAATTCCCGACCCTTCAAAGATTTACAACTTTAGAAATAAGCTTTTTATCTGCGAAAAGGTTGAGTTAGAGATTGACGCGAATGGAATTTCTAAGCAAAAAACTGGATATTTTTATGAATTTCTTTAGTATTCGTGGATGATTTGTGTGTTAATTGTGTGTTGTGCCCACTTCTGCAACTTGCTGATTTTCAGTTAGTGTGCAGTTGTGGGCTTTGTGTGTATTTATAGCTATCTATAAGTTGCCGGCAAAGTGCTTTGTCTGCTCATTAACAACGTTATCTCTTTTTAGATATTTGTTTGTTACTGCAATATCGCTGTGTCGTGCCTGGTCTCGTGCTACAACAATACCTTCTGCATTTGCAAGGTCACGTATTCCGCTATCTTTAAGGCTGTAGAATTGATAGCTGGCTGGGAAATTCAAGGCCTTGCGCACCTTACCCCATTCTAATCGGAATTGGTTGATATTGATTTGTCGCTCGCCTGGTATAATGTCATGTCCAAACACATAGCAATGTGACGGATAGCTAAAGATGTTTTGCTTTATCATGATCTTAAGCACAGCATCATTTAACGCTACATATTGCCCTTTTCTATTTTTCGATACCTTTGCATCTATATATACCGTTTGATTTGTAATATCAATATCGCCTATTGTGATATGTCGCAACTCATCAGGGCGTATAAAGGTGTAATATTCCATCATGCAGGCAAGATAAAATGGCGGATTCTCGCGTGATATGTATGCTTTTAACTTAGAGAGTGCTGCAGGTGTTAGTGCATCGCGGAACTTTTCTTGTTCCTTTATCATGTGTATCTGCTCGATAGGGTTGAATTCAAGATACTTGCGATTGACGAGCCATGTTGCGAACGTTGATAGCCATGTGCGATAGTTATTGCGTGTCTTCGCTGATACGTCTTTATCAAACAGCAGATAATCAAGGAAATCAATTGCAAATGCTGTATTGAACTCATTTACAACCTGTATCTCTCTGCCATTTTCACGCATGTATATTTTCAGCTGATTCAATCTACTTAGATAGTCGCGTTGTGTCTTTGCTTTCAATGTGCCTTTGTTTGCTTCAATGTTTATGCAATTCTCATAACGTTCAAGAACTGTTTTGAAGTCTGTATAATAGCGAGGGTTATAAGTGGTAACAAAAGGATTCCAGCCTGCTTTCAGGCGCTTCATGATATTATGTATCATTTCAGCTGCCATATCCTCGCGTTCATGGGCTGTTTTATAACGATTTAACATGTACTTTTTTCGCTGCATCTTATTAGTTGCAGGGTTAAATACAGTGAAGTCTACATACCAATCTTTGCCCTTGTGCAGGCGAGGGTAGGTGAAGTCTACAATACTATCAAAGAAGTGAGTTGATGTTGTTTTTTCAAAATACATTTTTTTACATTGTTTGCTTTCGCAACCAATGCAGTTTATATTTTGTATTCAATTTGTCCCTTGTTGTTTAACTGAATCACCC